GACAGAGTTCCTGAACGTATCTCACTCAGGACCTTTTGGAAGGATTCCGTTTTCTGACGGAAGATCGTCGACAAGACAATATGTTCATGAAAGACGGTGTCCCATAGAGGACTCTCAAAACAAAATCCGGATTGTATCGGAGGAAGCTGATAAAAGTCGCCACAGAAAATGACCTGAATCCCTCCGAAGGGAAGTGGCGATCGACGAATGGACTTCCCTACTTCATTTAACATTTCAAAGAGCTCGATGGACATCATACTCACCTCATCAATAATCAAGACATCGGTCGCTTTCCATCGTTTCACCGTATAGGGATTGGTCAGCGCCTTCTTGATATCCCCGAGTCCGATTCCAGCCCATGAATGAACGGTTTTGGCATTACACTGAAGAAGAAGTGCCGCGCATCCGGTCATCGCACAAACATGCACACGCTTAGGAAGTGTCTTGTACACGTGTTGTATCCACCATGACTTGCCACATCCTCCAGGGCCGGTCAAGAATATATTGTTTCCCCGAAGAACGGCATCGTACGCCCGTTTTTGGTCTGGTGAAAACATCGTTATCTACTCCTGTGTATACATTCATGTATCAATTTTAAATATATCCGAGTAAATTATGAATGTTGAAGAATTAATCATTAATTTGAAGCTCCTTGCTCAAGTAGAAAAGGGACAGAAGATCATCACAAAAGATACGTATTTAAACATAGAAACCAAACATTTGATTCCAGAATGTATACGCCGATGGAATCGACAGGAAGGAAGAAACGAAACCCTTCGATCGATCAATCGTATCGTCAACGATTCCATTACATCACTTCCTCATGAACCCCGTATACAGACGTATTTAAAACAATCCAGTCAAGGAATTGTCAATCTTAAAGATACGTATGTACACTGCCATCAAACCTGTGCACGACTTGATACGATTCTTGATAAAATTAAACTTCATACGATTGAGGATAAACCCGAGGAGGATTTTTAATCTTATAGAAATACATGGAAACGCGAAACAAAAATAGAAAATGTGAATTTTTTATGGATAAACGAATGCAGGAAGCCTACGCGACACACTCCACCACAACAGAACCTCGCCAAGAGGTTGCTTTTCCTTGTCATGGTGTAAACGCTCCATGGATGCCATCTTCTCAATTGTCCAAGAATTATGTAGATATAGAAACATATCTTTATGGAATTGGGGCCAATAATTATATTTTCCCCAAAGAAAATCCTTCCGTTCCATCGGTGTCGATGCCTTCCGTTTCTTTTTATGAACGCCCCGATCTTTACATTCCTCGTCTTGACCCGTATTTGACGAAACAACGACCACTTTAAATTGATACGAATTATAATACAAAAAAATATACACTAGTAGTATATGGATCTACATCCGGAAGACGTAGGGTATACCACCATGGCCTTTCAAATCACCTCCCCCACATTAAATGAGACGTTAAAAATATGTGTTGGGAAACCCTATACGGAAAAAGGAATGAAAACGTTTCGCGTTTATAAGTTGAACAAGAAGGGTGATCAGGTGGAGAGTTTGATCGCTTATTATCGTCTAGAAAACGACGTCATGGAGGATAAATACTTGGACAAGGATGGCGATTTTAACATTAAGGAACTTGGTGAACCCGAATGGATTCAAGATGTTCCTAAAAAGCCAAAGGTGGAGAAAGAGAAGGAAAAAGAAAAGGTTCCTGAAGTCGCCAAAATGGACTACGTGGTCATGGAAGATACGCATTCTCCTCACTCGTTTTATGACGCCCTTCTTCGCGCCAAATCGACGAATCCGACCGTCAAGAGTGTAGAGGCGGACATTCTTGCAGAGAGACGGCGCGTCGGCGGACTCTTTACAGGAAAAGATGCCGAGGTCATCGAGATGTACAAGAATCTCAAGGCCAAGGTCGACAAAAGTGAGTTGATGATGGCAGGTCTTCCGATGAAGGAAATTCCCGAATATGCTCCTCTGTATGAACAGGTGGCAAGTGTGGAACCTTCGAAATTGGAAGAGGCGAAAAATGATCTGATGGACAAGCTTGTTGCCGACAAAGGTCTTCCTGCAGGGGTAGATCGCGACTTATTTGCTGAACTGAATGAAAGTGATCTTCATCCCATTCCTTCGGCGGATGTGTACGTCATGATCAAGTATTTCAATCGCAATACGGAGTTGGCTGAGAAGGATGTCATGTCAGAGTTTGTCAAGAGTATCAACGGAGACACATGGGTCATTCCTGATGTCATGAAAATGGTTCAGGAAAGTGATAATCTTCAGTTCTTACCGCTTCACAAAGAAGAATCCTATGTCATGGTAGAAGAGGATCTGTTAGTACGATCCACCCTTGATGAATCGACGAAGTTTGTCATGGTAGATTACGTATTACCTCCGAAGGATGATCCTTACGTTAAACTCGTCTCGTTCCAATCGACAGAACGTGTCCAGAGTCTATTTACTAAAGAAGAGTTGCCCGAGGCCATACGCGACATGGTTTCCGCAAATCCGGCTTTCCAAAAGGTAAAGGATGATAAGGCGATTCTCGAGGCAGGACCCGCTCCTTTACCTGCACCGGAGGCACCGGAGGCACCTGCACCTGAGGCACCAGCACCGGAGGCACCTGCACCAGCGGATACCCCTGCCGCAGTACAGCCTCCTCCCCTTGAAAACGAGGTCGTGGAAGAGCTGAAAGAACCCGAAGGAGAACCGATGAAGTTAAACAAGACGGTTCGAAATGTTAAAAAGGAAGGGGGTCCTAAAACGGCCAAGAAAGGTATCAAGGAACAAGTCGCAGAAGCGATGAAGGGCATCCCCAAACTTACGAAAGAGGAGGAAGACATCATTAAAGATAAAAAGTTTAAAAATGCAACTGAATTATTGGATCACATGAAAGAAGCGACGATGTGGGGCGCTTATTGTTTTAAGACGTTTGAACCCTTTGCTAAAAAGCCATCTGTCAACGAAATCCTTAAGGCGGCTACCGAAGGTGAATTGTCTCCTGTATTCAAACAGACCCTCAAGGCTTAAAATTGAAAAGATTCAGCGAGACTACATTTTTTAAATGGATTTTCAATTGCATATGGACCAAGTGAATGAGTTGATTGCAAACGGAAATAGTTCTGCTCTTGAAGAACTACTTCTAAATTGTCCAGATAAACCTGAAATGTTATTGACGTATCTCTCCACCTTCAATCCTCACTCCGACGCAGTCTGTCGCATTTTCCTCCAACAAGGCATGGATCCTAACGGACTGAAAACGAATACAACCTCCCTCTTGTTCATGGCATGCTTTAACAACATGGAAGCTGCAGCACGAACCTTAATTCGGCACGGAGCCGATGTGAACTTTAAGGACTGTGCAGAAGCGACTCCACTTATTTGTAGCGTACTGAACAACAATCTACCGCTGACTCAATTCCTTTATGTTCATGGAGCATCCCTCCTTGAACGAACCCTGTACTTGAAAACTCCCCTTCGTATCGCATGTGATCAAGGATATTTACCGTTAGTCGAATTTATTCATAAGAAAGGAGGAGTAGGGAAAAACTCTTATGCAACGCTCATCCTTGCGTATGAAGAAAATATGGATATTTTATACTATTTCCTTCGACATATCGACGCTGAAAGTCTGTATACGGCCTACAATTACTCGCTTCGATACAGCATTCCTCCAATCAGCGACGTTCTTGCTTCAGCATGTATCATCTACCAAACCAAATCGTTAGAGGAGGCCATGACGTATCTACATTTATTTGACATGGAGATTTGGTACCATCTTCTTCCGTACAAGAAAGAATGGATCTCTCTCGTAGAGGAATCCAAACAAACCGAGATTGCCTGTTATCTTGCCCTTTATGAAGAGTCGGATACGATGCAACGATTTCGTGCAGGAGAATGTGTTGATTTCTCTCCGTCTCGACTTCGAGGAATCATGCGTCCATATGGAGCTAGACCGATGCGGAATCGAATTGTTCACTATTTAGTATCTCAATCCATGCGTCTTAACTACTCGTCGAGTCGCGAGTTTTGGAACGAGTGGTCTGTTTAAAAAACGACATGTATGGCAGAGACGTCCTCCGCGTAACTTTGCGAGTGACGACCCTTCTATGTAATGCGGGGTGCTTTAACATATTGATATGATTTTTGACTAAACTCTTTCGACTCGGCAACTTCTTTCCAGCATTTTCGAGTAACCATTTTGTATCTTCAGGATGTCCTGTACTCGTCATACAATCCTCTACCGTAATCTTGTTTTTGATACAACTTGCCAATTCATTTTTTAATTCCTGTATACTTTTTCGGTGAACCGGAAAATGATTTACATTTTCTAAGGCAAGTTTAGCAGGATATCCGCGTTTGATACGGTACGCATTTGCCAAGTCAATAATCGTAGTAAGACGGGTCTTATCCTTTTGATCTTTGACCCGTAAATATCCTTTTTTGTATAATTGAAGTGCATAATATTTGTTGTACATATGTATACGGATTAAAATAACTGGAGCGCATTCTCACATGCCTGTTGTTCACTCTTTTTTTTAATTTTGTGTTTACCCTCGCCCAAATGAACGAGTACATGTTTATGAGTCTTCAAATATTCTTTTATTTTTTCAAAGGATCCAAAGGTAGAAAAGGGGATTGCTTGCTGAATGGTGGTCTTCCATATTTTTTGGCCAATACATAAGTACACTCCCATGTGGTACTCATTCATATGTGAAATCTCAAAATATTCAGGCGTTACCTTGAACTCTTTCTGGATCTTGACCTGAAGAATGTTTTTATAATTGTCATCGCATAACAAGAGCTCGGTCCAATCGATATACGTTTCAAATACATTCTCAATAAATTTGGTTGCATACACAAAGCCATTTTCCTGATAATCCAAAAAAATGGCTCCGATGAAGGCTTCAAACAAACATCCTAACTTTTTTAGATTGGTTCGCAGATTCTTCTCTTCTGAATAGGCGGACATGACGTACCATTCAGGAAATCCGATGTCAATCGCTAATTTACCGATCGCTTCATTCTTAACTAAAGCAATCTTCTTCTCCGTCATGAATCCCTCATTTTCTCGAGGAAACCTCCTGTATAAATAATACTTGGTCACACATTCAAGTATACCATCTCCCAAAAATTCAAGACGTTCGTTGGACACGTCTCGAATCGGTAATTCAGGAACATCGACAACTCGTACAGGCTTATCAAAGAGGCGTTTACAATAAGAGTTATGTGTAAACGCCTGTACGTAATTATTCATCGTACGCAACGGTTCAGTAATTCCATGCGCCGTTAAGATTTTTTGAACCATGTCTTGAGAAATCACTTTGTTAACTGAATTTTTAGGAGCAAACACGTACTCCTCGTTCATGAACATGAGGTCTTCATCCTTCGACATAGTATACTTACACAAGTTAACTTTATGTAGAGAATTTAATTACATCATCCGAGTAGATGATCCCCGTAGGTTTATAGCTTGAGGTGGGTTTGAAAATGGACTTCTTCGGTTCTACCTTTTCTACATGAATTTCTTTCCCTAATCCATCGATGGCAATTCCTGTTCTCTTCTTATATTCAACCCGTACATAATCAGGGATCCAGTGAGACCATGAAATAAAAAGAAGATTCGGGTGAGTATACTTAACTCGAAAACCGTTTTCCTGTAGCTCATGGACGATATGCACCACACAATCATTCAAATCATATTTCGGTATACCTAAAATAAATTCTGGAACCACAAACCAACAACATTCATTATCATTCTTTTGACGGGAACATGTCTTAATTTTAGAGTGTATACGATCGAGTATACGGTTAAACGTCTTTACGGTATTGATGTTGCTTTCCTTTTTTGTTTCAAAGAGTTCATCTAGATTTAATTTGGAGGCGTATATATCCATATTGTATTCTATTAAAGATTTTTTGGTGATTTGACTATGATTGAACATATTGTTCTTAGTTCAGGAGGACCTCACGGAATTGTTCAAGTGGGTGTCCTTTGGGAAGCCTTCCAAGCAGGTCTTTTGGACATGAACAACATCAAATCCATTCACGGTTGTTCTTCCGGCGCTATCATCGGATCACTTCTATGTTTAAAGGTTCCTATAGCTGACATGCGGGATTATGTAGTCTCACGAAAATGGGAAAAATGTGTTCATTATGACATCCATAAGTTTTATGAGAACAAGGGATTTTTTGACATACAAATCATTTCGGATATTGTATCTCCCTTTTTAAAAGCCTATGATGTACCCGTAACCATTACGCTCGAAGACTTTTTTCAATTGACCAAGATTGAATACGATATTCTGACAACGGACGTAGCAGAAATGAAATCGGTGACACTCAACCATACGACCCATCCTACCCTTCCGTTAATTACTGCACTCATGATGTCTTCTGCGATCCCTGTTATCTTTCCTCCTGTCAAATATCAGGATAAATACTATTTAGATGGAGTCTATCGTCGCCACTGTCCGATGGTAAATTATCCAGCGGATACGGTCATGATCATTTATATTGATGCTCTACCTGCAACGTTGCCCGATTTGAATGATACCGCTGCTTATTTTCAGTATATTTTATCCACGTCGTACCGTATACTTACAGAAAGTTCAAGTATACCGGAAGGAGATTTTATTGTCTGTAGAAATATACCTGCGGTCTATAGCCCCGAGTTTTGGAAACGTATACTTCACGAAGAATCCTATCGCCAACAGATGTTCGACAAGGGACGAGAAATTGGAAAAGAATTCTTTGATAAAAAATTGACTCCTCCTCCAGAGGCATAGAAAGGTATATGGATCCTTCCTCGTTCCGTTCGATGAAGGAATCGTTTAGCAAGGAGTGGCCTGCTGGATGCGATCCCGACATGTCCGCCTACAAGTATTTTACACGACAATTTATTGAGATCAAAGGATTCAATTGGTGGCTTCTTCCGTGTGTCCATTCTGACGGAAATCCTAAACACTGGGGGTCGTTTCAAGACGGAAGTATCACGATGAAGTTTTACTATTCTGGTATGTATACTGCTCATCATCATCCCAATACATTTGAGAGACGGGGCGTCATGATTCAGAAAGAGTCAACGCTTCTTCATCTGTACGTGGATGAAGACGCGCAATTGTTTGCCAACAAGATCTCGGAGGTTGCGGTAGGACAACTGAACATCGTTCGGAACATGTGGAATGGAACTGCAAATGTCGACATGGAGTACATCAAGAGTGAAACTCCTTTCGCCAT